ACTAACTCCCTAAGTGTGAGAAACTACAATATCTGATCTGTTCGATCTTTTATTTCTTTCTTTAGAAGATCAACATTGATTTTAAAGTCTACTTTCTTAATAGTATCTTTATATTCATTCATAGTCTGTAACATTTTTTTTGCTACACTATCTGGATCATCTGCCTGAAGATGTTCCTTAACATCAATCTCCCAAACTCTACCGTCACTAAATTCTAAAATCATTGCATCTAAATATGCAACAGGCATAGTATTCATGTAGAGGTCGTCAAAAACCTCCGGCCATTCTTTAACCAGATGTTTTGGTGGTTTAAAATAATGCTTACTAGGCACTCTCTGACACTTTTGCTTTAGAAGTCTTCTTCGTAGGAACAAGTTCTTCAGCTTGGCGTCTTAGTTGTGCTGCTTCTTTACTTAATCTATCTGCTTGTGAGCGATAAGACTTAGCAAGATCTTCGTCACTTAACACACCGTTGTCTTGTGGTGCAACTGCTTCAGTAACAGGCTGTGCTGGTGCTTCTGCACCTGGATTCGCAGCAGTTTCTTCTGGTGCGCCACTTACAAACTTGTGTAGCTCGTCAATGCTAACACCCTTCTGTTCAGCAATTAAAGCGTTAAGTTCACTTAATTGAATTACTGATGAAGATGTAGGTGTCATAGTTACGTTTGATGTGTCAACTTTAATAAGTCTATTATCAGCCTGCATTGATTGTAACATTGGTCTTCCGTCTGGAAAAGAATTTCTAAACATAAACTCACCAAGTTCATATGCTTCTTGAGCTTGATCTGTTTCGATTAGTTTCATTAAACTGTCATGATAGATATCAGGTAATGTTGCAGTTTGTAGTACTAATGCCTGATTTGATTCACCTGGCACAGTTCTGAATACTACAGCTACAGCATCGCCAGTGTTGGTCATTTTACCAACGTGCTTCATTTCTTTAGCCATTATTGCTGTCCTCCTTCAGGTGCTCCTGGTGCAGCAGCCTGTTGTTGTTTAACAACATGATCTAAAAATGCTGTTAGTTTGTTAAATGCTTTGCCAACTGCTTCTAGTTCAGTTGCCTTAAATGCACCTCTTTGTGTAGCAACTTCGATAATGCTTTTTACTGCATTAAGGTCGCTAATGTTAAGATCTGGTGCTGCTGGTTCCCCAGCTTCTGGTGCAGGTGCATTTTGATCTACACCTGGTGTAGGAACAGGACCACTTTGTGGCGCTGCTTCTGTTACCGTTTCCGGCGTCTTATTTTCTTCAGCCATTCTAGTTTCTCCTTAAGTATGGACAAGCTAACATAAAATATGTTAGTTCTTTCTCTTCTTCAAAGCCTACAAATGTAGCAGTCTTAAAAGTATTTTCTTTGGCAGTAGGATATGTATTAATACAGTACCTACCACTTGTATTAGACTTAACCCACTCATAAAGTCTACGGTCATATCGATCTGTTGCCGACACTTGTAACTTTGCAAAGTGTGGGGGCATAGTCTTAAGTTCTCTTGAACGTAGTACGTCTAATGGATTAAGTTCTATCATCACTAATATTTATTATATGCTATGTTAATGAATGTTATTCTTGGTCCGCAGTTTCTTCAGAAAGTCTTTTGGATAATGCTTTATTATATCCCATTTTACTGATATCTCCACTAAACAAGTATAATTCAAAAGCAGACCTTTCTTTAAGTACAGTTATTGTTTTCTTAGTTATATAATACGGTGATTCAATAAAATTGTCAAGCCATAAAAGCACTTTAGGTGTTATTTTAAATTGTTTTGGAAAGTCTACTTTGTAGGTTTTGATTTTTGCTATTTGTTCAATGTGCATTTTGGCTTCGTCCGTTAGACGTAGCCCGCCAACATCACGAATGTTATACCACCATAATGTTCTCTTATCTTTTATGTCTGGGGTGTCAAAAGGCTGATTAGCGGCTTTCAGAAATACCTTTGTATAGTTGTCCTTTTGATCCATGTGTCATTACTCTTCTTTTGCTCCAGAAGTAAGTGTGTATACCGCAAACTCTTCAGTATTAAAAAGTGCGTTTAGTTTCTTTGCTAAGTTTCTAGCGTGTCCAGGATTAGAAAACGATACTTTTTTATACTTCGGTCCAGGATAGCTCGATACCATACTTCCGCTTTTTAAGTTAAACGGCTTTCCCTTATAGAAGACCGCCCAAATTGCTTCGCTCTCTAATATTTGTTCTGTCTTATATGATTCTCGATTGACATGTTCGAGAAGCACTGTTGGTTTTGGTCTACTCATTATACGTAATCCTTTTAATTAACTACGTATATATTTATCCTTTTTTTAGAACTGTCCGCCTTCAAATTTCACTTCAACCTGCTCGCTGTTCTGCTTGATCTGCTTTAATTGTTCGTCTATAGACGCTACAACAGTACCTAGTTTAGATGTAAACATAGATAGTTCAAGTGTTAGTGAACGTGCTTCTTGTATAGTTATTCTGATGTCTTTTTGCTGTGATTTCTCCGCAACTGCAATACGTTGTAGTATCTTTTCAATGGTAGGAAGTGACTGCGGAAGGCTATTTGTTGACATTAGATAGTACCTGTTTCATCTCTAAATCAGTCTTAAATGGTCCTTTATACGCATACCGTTGGAGGGTAATGAGCTTAGGACAGAACGATTTAACCCAGCCTTTATCGAATTTAATGACATAATAGCCTGAACAATATAAACTCTTTGAGTCTTTACTCTTTGTAAAAAGAGGTAAACGCTTTTGTATATCAAACATAGAGTTGTGTGGTCTAGTGCTACATCTGTATCCGTGTACTTCTTTAGGATCAGAATCATCTGCTTCTTTTACAATTTTAGCAACAAAAAAGTCTTTCCCATAGTCACTTAAGATACTTTTCTTATTATGATAAAACTTAACACCTTTCTCATTACTAAAAACAAACTTATCTTCGTTCTTTCTTAGTGTACCAATTTTTTGGCCTTGTTCTTCAACAATCCAAAACTTATCTTCTAAAACTGGCTTTGCTTTAAAATCAGTTGTCATACTATGTACCTCGCATTCAATGGTTCAGCGTATGCTTGTGCTTGATCTGATATTTTCTTTAAGTCGTATAAATTACAGAATTTCATAAGTCTTACACCAACCTGACTAATATTTTTATTTGCATCAATTGACGTCTGTATAGTACCTGTAATCTTTTCTCTTACTTCTGTAGGCTGTGCAGTTAAGTCAATTAATATTCTATTACGTTCGTAGTCGTCAAGTACTCGATGTTCTTCACCGTTATGATCTACCCAACGTTGTAGCATTAAGTTATTCCAGTTGTAGCCTTTAAGATCCTTGTCCTCAAATGCTTCTAATAAACCAACCTTGTTCTTAGTGCCTTTCTTACGTACACCTGGATAAGCACTAAACACATTGTCACTAGTGTCACCACGCATACATTTCTCAAATAACAACCATTGCGGATCAGGCGCAGCCTTAGCTTCTTTAGTTTTCTTATCAATTACAGGATTGCCTTTCTTGTCAAAGAAACCTTCATGTGTAGAAGTTACATCTTGTACACCATTGTATAGTTTTACATTAGGTGCAATTAGTTGTTGAAAGTCTGTGTCTGTAGAAATAACAACATGATCTACATCTGGATGTTGTTGTATCCAACCAGCAATTAAATCATCTGCTTCTAACTCTTTGTGTTGTAATACAGTACAGTTAGTTTTATCTGCTACAAAGTCTTTAAATGTATCAAAGGCTTCCCAAAACACAGTATCTTCTTCTTGCTGTTTTTCTGTAAGTGCATCACGAGCAACTTGTCTGTTACGCTTGTAAGGCTCATAATGGTCCTTACGCCAACTACGACCTTCTAAGCAGAATACAACATGTGTGCCATCAAAGTCTTGCCATGCCTTCTTAATGCTGTTAAGTGTAATATGGAAAGCCATACCTAACTTAATATCAGCATCACCGTTAATTACATGTCTTGCACGGAAGAATGTATTTGCTGTATCTACTAGAATGTGTGTCATTATTTGTTATCTCTCTTAATATTATCTATATCTATGTTGCCTGTTGCCATGCCTTCTAATGGACCGCCGTAGTCGCCATCAACAACAACATTAGCGCAAAGCTCACGGAACCAACGATCAATAATTTCTTCTTCTTTATCATTCTCAACTCCGTATCCTTCTTTAACTAATTGTAACACGAAATGCCTATTCCAGTCAAGCTCAAAAAAGCCATTTCGGACATTTTCTTTGTTAACGTGTGTTTGTAGTACGCCTACCCACGGTTCTTTCTTCTTAGTCGCAAGTTCTTTTGGACTAAGTTGTTTATTCTTTTCTTGTTCTTTGGCTTCGTTAACTTCTTTAATTTTATCTAAGCCAAGCATTTTTGTTAAAAATGACATATTTTCTCCTAAGTTCCAATAGCATTACCAAACAAGTATACATGTACTCTTGCCGCTACATTGTATCCTCTCTGGAATGCCTTTTGTGCAACTGAACCAGCAGTTGCGGTTTGTTCTTCTTCTCTTGCTCCTGTTGGCATAATCCATACTGGCCAATCAACACCAGCACTTCTAAATTTTTCAACTGTCTCTTCCATTTCATCCCATTCACGTTGTAATGGACCTACAACAAATTTAAGTTGTCCTTTTGTAGATGCTTGTAAGTATTCAGCAACTATCTCAGGCTTAATGGCCTTTTCAGGTTTTTCACCTGATACAGTAAATAGTTTGGGACTACAACTGAAAAATATTTCTGTGTCAATGCTCTTAGCCCATTCTAAGAATGGTTCTCTAAGTTTTTGTGTACCGTTAGTTTCAAATGTCATGCTACCAGGCAAATTGCCCTGCTTTTTTAATTCGTTATATATACCTACCACTGCCTGTTGTCCTGTAACCATCAAAGGTTCTCCACCTGTAAAACACAAGTGTTGATTTTGTTTACTTACAGGATGTAAAAACTTACCTTCTGGATTGCTATCATTCTTAATACAGTCGACAATCTTATTTGCCATAGCAGTAGGAGTTTCTTGACCCATTAGTTTCTTAAATTTCTTAGCCCATGTATAACTGCTATCACAGCCTTTATCCCATACAGGCAAGTCTTCAACACGTTTTACACTGTCAACATCAAAGTCTTCAAAAGGCAATTCATGTGTATCTGGATTAGTTGGATCTAATTGACCAAACCCATTACATTGTAAATTGCACAAGAAGAATCTAATCCAAGCTGTCGGAACACCTGTGTAATGCCCTTCACCTTGAATACTATAAAATATCTCTGAATAGTAAAACTTTTTTTCTACTGTTTTACTAAAGTCGTGCTGTGCAAGAGTCTGTATTTTATCATTCATATTACTATTATACCTTCTTTTCACCAGGTTTGTCAACCTTTTTCAGAGTATAAGAAGTGCCTGGCATACTCTCTTCCCAAACGAGATCATCACCAATATCCCAACCCATTTGGTTAAGAAGATCCGTTGGAATCGGTAACGTTAACTCTTTCGTGTACGGATCTTCTTCAATTTTTACTTGCCAACTCACTAGCTGAAATGCTCGTTCAGCATCTCAAGTCTATCTGTTGCCGCAGCCATTTTATCCAATTCTTTTTGGATAGTTTCAACAATATCAGAATGTTCTCCAATACCGACTACCTGCTGCATATAGACTTCAATATTTGCTTTGTGCACCGCAATGTCTGCTTCTGCATGTTTACGAGCTGCACTAATCAAAGTTTCTCTCAATGTCATAACCTTTCCTTAATATTTTTGCTTTGATGGGATGACGCCTCTGACGCCTCCTTTCGGATCTTCCATGTCCCCATTACGACGGAATATTAAATGTACATGTGGATACATGACTGTTTGTCCTGCACTTTCACCTACATTCAAACCTATGTTGTAGCCTGTGATGTTAGTTTTTTCACTTGCTACATTATCATAACCCATAGTAACAGCAAAATTAAAACACTTTAAAATGTTTTCTTGTGTTGCTTCTTTGGGTACAATTAATAAATGTCCTTCGGTTACAGGATACTTATCACGAAAAACAGTGAACTCACGAGTATCAATCTCAACGTCTGTCCACGGTGCTCTTTGTTCTGTTATTGCTAATTGTAAAGTGTCAGCCTTCATTAAAAGCCTCTTCTAATTGCATTGTTAAATTGTTTTGGTCCAGGTGTAGTAAATTCAAAACCAAATGCGTTTCCTACAAATACTCTACCATTCCATTTCATATGTATCTTATTGCTCGCCATAAAGATGTTTAAGAAATCTTTAGGCTCAATTCGGTCAACTTCTGCTTCAGCAACTTTACCGTTATCAGTACATGTAACTGTACATTTATTATCATAGCTCATACTAACTCCTCTGCAATATATCGTTTTAATTCTTTATCCTGAACACCGGTTGGTATATTATTTAGGTAAAATATATTATAACTATCGGACCCATATTTACCAATGCCATAAAGGTCGGTAGCATCAACACCATCCCAGTTCTCAATCTGGATACTCATCTTATAAATTCTTTTAGCTCTTACACGTTGCATACCTAATGGCTCTAATAGTTCTTCTAACATAGGAATAGTACAACTACGCAATAGACTATGTGCAGTAGGATACTTGTTAAACAATCTTGTAAGAACAGGTTTTGTTTGAAGTCTGTTTACTTGGTTCAAACAAATAACTCCAACCATATGCTGCCATACGTTGTCAACTTGTTGTTGAACCATTAGATCGTCACGCATAGTCAGCAACATTTTCCCAAGGATAAACTAACCAAACATCTTCCTCAGCTTTATTAACTTCATGACAGTAGTAATCAACCTTGTCAAAATCACTTGCTAGATTTTCAGTAAGTGATGCAAAGCGAACATTTTCTTGCCAAATGTCTTGCCATGCTTCGCTATTAGGTAAACAACCTGCTTTCCAATCTTCCATAATCCAGTTAAACGTAGCACCAGTATCATTGATGTCATCTATAATAAGAATATTTTTACGTGCTTTAGGATAACTTTTACCATCTCCATAACCAAATGCATCTTCTGCCATCCAGCAGTTGCTTTCGCTATCTCGACTATCATCACGCAAACTTACTTTTAATGCCTCACAACGTATACCAGTCATGTTACTAATAATAGTAGCAGGAACATTTCCACCTCTTGTTATTCCTACAATATAATTAGGCTTCCAGTTACTTTTGTACATCTGATTGACTATGCTTACACACATTTTTTCAACATCTTGCCAACTATAATAGTGCTTCTTAATCATTATTTTAAGTATTCCTCGTTATGTATCCACTTACCATTCTTAACAAAACCCCATTGTTGTGCTTTCTTACCCATATAAAAAATACTCCAACAAGGAATCTCATTCCCATCTTTATCTTTTGCAAGTTCTAACCAATGTAAATCTTTTGCTGTTCTAAAACGTATACTACCAGGACCACGCCAAAACTTACCTTGTGGTGTATGTTCCCAATAGCCGCCTTTTAGAATTAATGCTCCCCAACTCCATGGATGATCATGTAGTGTAGGTTCATCACTTACTAATACTTTATGTAATGTGATGTTAAAAGGAAAGTTCTTTCTGTCCTTCAAAAACAAATAGTATCTAACCAAATACGGAATACTACCAGTTCTATCATAGATAGTACGCTTTCTTCCGATCCAATCTAAAAAATTAAGTAACATCTGTAAAAATACCTTGTTTAACATCTTTGAATATTTCAAATACTCTTTTGTTATATTCATCTTCATTAACTGCAATGTTGTGCAGTTTTTGTTCCCAAATATTACGAGTGTCATCTGGTAACTTCTTATTTGCAAGAATAGATTTAATATTATTAATTCTATGCTGTTGTTTTGTTTCCGAATATGGTCCCATAAGTATACCTTTCATGTGATGTATCTTTTCGACTATTCATTAGTCTTTGCACTGTCATTCCATGCTTTTCAGTCATGTCAACTAATTTAATACCTTTTAAATTATACATGAGTGCTTCGGCTGGAGTAAGCGCCATGCAGTCCTCAGGCTTCTTTGGCTCTGATACACTGTAAACTCTTTTCTTATGAATGTTCATACTATCTCCTCTATAATGCCTAGCACTTCTGCTAAGGCAAAGATTACTCCGGCTGCTATAAAAAGCAAACCAAATTGTTCTAACATATAGCCTCCGTAAATTAAACACCCACAGCCGACTATTCTAAATATACTTTTTACTAAACTTACAGCAAAATGATTATCACTTGGATCTCTATTTGCTGGCATAATTATTTTTTCTGGTATTGGCATAAAACTCCTAACATGCGTGTTGTTGTTGTAATTTAATATTATCCATAAACTCTTTCTTAGTTGCTGGATCATCTTTGAACGCACCTTTAAGAACAGTTGTTTGTGTTAAACTACTATGTGCTTTTACACCTCTGTTCTCTACACAACCGTGTGTGGCTTGAATGTAGACACCTAAGTGTTTTGCACCTGTTGCTTTTTGTATTTCACGGGTAATGTCATTTGCAAGTTCTTCTTGAAGTGTTCCACGCATAGCACACCATTGTGCAATTCTTGTATACTTGCTTAGTCCAATTAGTTTCTCACTAGCAATAATACCAATGTATGCTACACCTCTAACAATCTGATGATGATGTGAACACATGCTTGTAAGTTCTGAACGAACAACTAACATACCTTCATAAGGTGTTGCGCTGTCATTTGGAAATGCAGTTGCAGCAGGAATTGGTTCGTACCTACCTGCCATTAGTTCGTTAATATACATTTTAGCAAGACGTTTGCCTGTGCCGTTACTGTTAGGATCGTTTTCAGTATCTATAACAAGACCCTGTAATACTTCTTCAAATTTAGAAGTCAACTCATCTACTAGTTGTTGCTTCTCACCTTCTTCGATGAAGTCGGAGATATTGTCTCCTGCCCAAAACCGTTTGCCGGCTTCTTTTAATCTTGCTTTAATCTTTTTACTTATTTCCAATTTATTCTCCGATGTTTAGGCAGTGGATTGCCTTTTTAATAATATTATTTTAGCACCTTTAGTAGATCATTGCAACTGAAATATTTTTCATTCAGTGTTTCTACTTGTTTATTTAGGCTAGGAAGAAAACTTTTGTAATTTTCCATATAGTCAATTACACGTTCTTTCACAGCCTCTCTATTGGAAATATAGGTTTTCCAATCTATTGTCCAATTACTAGGATATTTGAAAGGCAGCAAACCCATTTCAGTATAACTTAATCTGTCTGGTACCATAGGCAATGCTCCAACAAGAGCACCTTCATACCAACTAATACCTAGTGTTTCTTGCAAGTTAGCACTAAACACAAGTTTTGCTTCTCCTAGTAAGTTGTGATATTCGTTCTTTGATAGTTCACGTTCTTGACAAACTACCCATTCATATTGTGGAAGTTGATCAGCAAGATCACGGAATATTTCAACTTGCTTTTCAGGAGCAATCCTATGAGGGAATAAAATTAAGTCACGCTTTGGCATTCCTTTGTACATAGTTAATGTACTATCCATATAATGAAATGGCCAACCAGTTTGTACAACTTTAGATCTATCTAGTTCTGGAAATGATTGAAAGAACATATCTATATGAAACTCTGTTGCAAAATAATTATGATCATAACATTCAAACATACTACGTTCTGCATTTCTAACCCAAGGCTTATCACCTATTAGTCTACCTAAAAAGTCTTGCGGATCATAACTACCAGCATGCCACATACCACCAATACGAATGTTAATACCCAATAGCTCTGCCATATAGCGTAATTGAATAACTGTAGGATTCCAAGCATCAGTATAAAGAAAATAATCACCGTCTTTAACCTCTCCGTTACAGAATGCTTCTGCAATTTGCTCTAGTTGTTTACTTTTATAAACGTTAGTACCGCCGAAGTTAAGAAACGCCCCAGGTGTTGTAGCCTGAGGCGTATCCCCTCCGTTAACTATATGAACGTCATGGCCGTGAGCTTTCAACAGTTTAGGAAATTCAGTTTTCCACTGCTTGGTGTAACGAGTTTCAACTGCTTCTAAATCAACAAGCCATACTTTCATCTAGTTTCTCCGTTTGTTAAATTTTTTACGAAACGTTTTCTTATAATTGTTTCGATTCTCAAAAGCTCTCCAAGAACGACTTGCATTTTTGTAGAGATCTTTTTCATCAAACTTAAAACCGTTGTGTCGGCAAAAGTCTTTATATAGGTCAAGATCATCAAAAACCTTGACCACCTCAGGATGGTCCTGCCAGTAACCCATTTTAGGTCTCCTTTAATAACTAGCATACTCAATGTGGGCACCGTTCTCTCCGTCTTCGGAGACATCGATGTGGACTTCACGTCCAGGATATTTGTTTGTAATTTGATGCCACAAATCATCGGACATCATCTCACAGGACTTATAGTCAAGTTCTAATGTTTTTTCTGCGTATAGTTTCTCCATCCAACGTTTAAACTGAATAAATTCAATATCTCTGTCATTGTGTGTTACAGCGATACCTACCTTAAAGTGGAATATGTGTCTATGTGGATAACCTAAGAAACTCACATCATATTCATCTCCTGTTGCAAGACTAGGATCATCTAGTGCCGCAGGATACTTATGGATACCTTCTTTTGTAAAGGTTACCCAAATCATTCGCTTTGCATGTTGCAATGCGTTTTCTTTACCTTGTTCCATATCTTCTTCTCTCATTCTTCGTTGCATATATGTTGCATAACGCTCTTGTTCCATTGTAGCACCTTTTGTTTCTAATGTCAATCATTAATCTACTATGTCGTCATTTTCATATTCACGCCAAGGTGTAAACTTTGAACGATCCATTAGTTCATGTAAACTATGTGTCCAAACACCCGGATTTGTTGCTTTAAAATCTTTATCATCAATCTTAAGTGTAGCATTGTAACCAAACTGTTCAATGTACGGAATTGGTACACGTAGTTGTGGAATAAAACTATCACTTTCAATTAATGAACTTTCTAGCATTTCTTCTGCTTTTGCAATTGGAATGTCCAAAGTGCAACAAATTTCATCATCTAAAAAAGGCTCAATCATTGCTTCCCAGTCATCATAGTCTTTACTGTTTGTAGGTTGAAAACTGTGATTAGCACCAAAGAATATATGTTCACACTCATTGTCATTATATTGTTGAGATATTTCGTCAACGTTCTGAACACCTGTTACGAACAATGTTTTTCTACCATATGCAGGAGTATGTTCTACTTCAACACCTACAAAGAAAATTGCATCATTAACAGTACCTTGTTTATATGATCTTTTCATTTAAGCCTCCGTTAGCTCACTTTCTAATTTATCTAGTTCTGTATCTTCTCTATCGTCAGTCCAAGGAGTTTCTTCATTACCGTCATCGTCTACTTCAACGAATAACGAGTTTGAAATATTAGTAACTCCTCCACGTAGTCTTGCACCTTCTAAGTTTTTAAGGAAACTGTCGCCTTCTTTAATCATTGCGAACGCTGCCTCTTTAGTTGGCTGCTCGAACAGTTCTTCAACAAAGCGATCGAAGTATAAGATGTTACGTGGTACCCAATCTGAATACTCATCACTCTTATCTGCTTCTTTAACTTTACGCCATAGTCTCCAATCTGGTCTAGTCTTTTTAAGTTCAATATCAGTTAAGTTGTTTGCACGTTGTACTGCAACAATATGCTGATAAACGTTATGTGCCATCATTAGTGCATAGCCAAAGCTATCCCAAGATGTTTTACCTTCTTTACCAATCTTGTTTAACATACCTGGAGCATAATGACAAATGTCAGCAATGCTTAGTCGTCTACCAATTTCACTTTCGAAAGGAAAAGGAATATCATGCTGGTTAGCAAGTGCTTTGTTATCAGGAGCCTTGTCCATTATAACTGACCATCTCTTACTTGTATGCTGGCTGTTAGTGTACACTAGTCCGTGTGCTGTAGCAATAAAAGGACTTGCACAATCAAAACTAACTGTAAAGTTTTCATTAATGTGTTTACGTACTTGACGTTGAATACTAGTTAAGTAACAAGACCAATCAAGTTGTGCAGTACCTAAGAAGTGCATCCAGTCCTTGCCTTCTAACATACCATCAAATTTCATAGTCATTAACCTACGTAGTGTAATAGGCATCTTGCACATATTAGCGCCACCCATTGCCCAACCTTCACATGCTTTATCTCCCCAAACGTTTGGATCGGAGAACTCTTTAACGCCTTCGTACCACTTCTCAGCAGTATCCCAGTCTGATCCTTGTAAAACGTTTAAGAACTTTGTAGCACCAAGTCTACGTTCTAACCAATACTTGTTATTAAAACGTGTTTTGTCTAAGCAGTCTTGAAAGTCTTTAAGTCCTGTTTTAGGAGCATGAATATGATCACATGCCCAAGTCGGAACATCAAGTAGCATTGACCAATCTGCTGTAAGCTCTAGCCAATTAAGAATATCATCACGTGTTTTATTTGCGGCAGCGCCTTCAAAGTTTAACCAATCAAATTTAAGAACACCCTTACCAACCTGATATCCACCTGAGTCACCAAGTATCATAGTGTTGTTTCTATCACGTTCTTGAACCATAGCATCTTGTACCATAGTTTTTTCTAAGTTTAATTGTGCGTGACCTGCGGAGTACAATCCATATTTGTATGTAAAGTATCCTGCATCTGCATTAAGGAAGTTCATACCTTCAATACCACGATCAAATCCTTTAGGAATACGATCTTGTGGAACAAACTCTCCTTGCCTTTGTTTAGCAATATATGTGCTAAAGAAAGAACTAATTGCTGGTAGATACACAGCATAGTCCTTTTGTAATGGTGTTAAGTTGACTGGTTTCATAATATTATTTAGGCCGCCTGTGCTGGAATGATATATTTGTATGAAGCAAGTCCGCTGTCTAATTCAATCTGAATAGCACCTTCGTTGCTCAAGCTCATCTTAGTGTTGTTAACATCTGCAATTTTTAAGATTGCAAGTACACTTGCTACAGGCCATGTCCAACCTCTATCCAATGTACCTTCAACATCTTGTGCAAATACAAACTCACCACCATGTGATGATGCATCACCAAAGATAAACTTTAAGTTAGTACCGTCAGTCTTTGCTAAGAATGTAGGATGTTCGCTGTTAGCGCCTGCTTGGAAATTAAAACGCTGTACTGCTGGAAGTGACGGACTTACATGTACGTCCCAGTTAACACCTCTAAACTTAACAGTTTTCATCTTTTCATTGATATGTTCTGTAAGCATAAATTGATAACTGTTTTTAAAGTCAGCATCTTTGTTTACAAATTCTAATCCTGTAGGAATAGTTGCGCCATTACGTTCACCTGACTTTACAGTAATTACAGCATCTTTTTGATACTCACTACCGTCAAGTAAATATTTTAGTTTTTGCAACTGCGGCATACCAAATACACCAAGCATGTCTGGGTAAGGGTTATGTGTAGTTGCTTCCATGATGACTGATCTGTCATCTGCCATTGAAAACATAGTTGTTGCGCCTTCTTCGCCTGTAATTTTTACAGTTGTAAGAAAGCCCAAGTTTTGTGTATGTTCTACAATATCTTTTAGAATGTCTTTCATTATAGGGTTCTCCGTTTGTTAATATACATTATATTTAGGTTTTAGTTTAATTGCAAGAACTTTTTTCACCAATTTACTCAAAATCAAACAATTTGTTAAAGGTGTTATCATTTCTTGTAGAGCTGATATCCCACTCCAACACACCAATTAAGTTTCCTAGCTTTTCATCAATCACTGAATTTTCCATCTCAGCATCGTTGAAAGGCAGCTTTTTAAACCATTCTGGTAAACGTAATTCATCTACAGGATACGCAACACTTGTGAATCCCATAGGGTTGTCTTTAACTTTACAAACGATCACTTTCGCGCCATCTGTAATAGTTACTGAATACTTGTCGTCTTCCATACGCTTCAGTGTATTCCAATTAATACTTGCTCGAACATGTCCAGGCATGTTCGCTTTGCCTTGTTTCTTTTCTTTATTACCGTATTCAGTAATTTTGTTTGCACGTTTAGGAGAACCTTTCTCCCAACCTGGCCTTGTTTTAAATTCAGTTCTAAATTCTGTAATGTAGTCTAGCACTTCTTGTTGCTCTTTGCCTGCTAGAACTTTTTCAAGTACTTGACTCAAGAAGTCCTGAATCACAACAGGAGTATCTGAACGTTTTAAGTCTAAGCCCATTGCTTTAATTTTACCTGCTTTGCCGTCTACGTCTGTACGCTTACCTTCAACGTCATAGTAAAGAACTGCATATCTTTTCTTTGTAATGAATAGTCCTTTAGTTGCAACAATCTCTCTTGCGGCCGCAATAACATCTGACCTGCTTTTAGGACAATGGAAAGTGTCAACCATAAACTTAGGGAACGTTGTGTTTGCTTCATCACATATTTGATCATACAAAGCCATAACACTATCTTTATCCCAAGGAATGTTACCTTTGTTAATCTCATCTTTCAGTGTACTGTATGCACTAAAGTAAGAAGAATCAGTATCACCATATACAATTGCTTTACCTGTATGGCTGTATTCACCTGTAATAATTTCATTAACCTTTGCACTCATGTGCTTAACAATTTGTCTACCTGTAAGTGTAGTTGATTGTCCAATACGGTTATCAAAGAATCTACAGCCTGGATTTAAAATAGCACCGTACAAACTGTTAAGTAGAATCTTTTTAACAAGTTGTCTTTTTGCCCAATACTCTTCTTCAATAGGATTTTTTGCTTTGATTGCATCACGCATCTTTCCTTGCATTTCTTTACGTTCTTTATACCAACGCTTTAGTAGTCCAGGAATAACACCTTCTTTTTCGTATGTAAAGATTGTACCATTGGCACTTAGCATCCAAGGTTGGTTGCTTTCAAATATCAAATCATATACTTGTGCCGCACTAATTGTATCGCTGTTTTCACTATCTTCCCAGTCAATAGTAATTTGTCTACCTACTTCACGTTCCATAACAGAGTCAAACTCAACAGAACCAAATTGTCCTTCCCAAGCATTTGCAAAACTTTTACCTTTTGCCATTTCGCCTTCGATACGTGCTTTTGTTCCGTCTTGTCTTAGTTGTCCTACGATTGTCTCAGGACCCATGTTCAATGCTCTAATAACAGACGGATATAGTGAATTCAAGTCAACACTACCGATCCATTCGTGAATACCTTTTTTAGGATAAGCAACATAAGCACCTGCGGCAGGCTCACTACCTGGCTCTCTGCGTACTCTATTAGGAACAATAAATCCACGTCTGTGTGCTTCATTAATAATACCTTGCTCTGTAACAGCAACAGCACCCATAGTAGTTTGAATAAGAACTGTGTTCTCATGTGCAACTGTATTAGCAAGATCAATAAATTTAAGTTTTTTATCTAGTTTGTCTAGTAGTGCAGTATCTTGAATGTTATATTCAATAAATGTTCTAAAGTCATTGTTATAAAGTGCATCAAGAGATCCTTCATATACTGTTTTAGTTTCGCCTATTTCTAGTTCACCAATAGCGTCAAGTCTGTATGTATGACGTTCTTCATAGTTGTATTTTCTATACAGTTCTAATGAGTCAACATGAACTCTACCAATTAAGTCGTAAGTAACAGATGTTTTACCAAACTTTTCGTACTCACGTTTTTTAGGATATTGATTCCAAAGACACAATCTCTTTGTATCTTCTTTGCTTAATGTTTTTGTAATTCTATTAACTGTGTACGGAATATCAAAGCCTTCGCTGTTCCAACCACTTAGCACATCTGCATCTTGTATAAGATCTAAAAATGCATCAAGCATTTGGCTTTCTTTTTCAAACAGCATAACATTATCAATACCTTCAATAGTTTTCTTTGCTTCTTCCATAGAAAGTGTTTTAGGTGGAATAGCAAAACATACCATTGTTTCCATCCATTGCAAATATACAGCAATAGAAGTAATAGGCATAAACGCATCTTCAGGTGATGCATACCCACGCTCAGGATCAAAGTCAACCTCAATATCAAAGAACGCTACGTTAAGTTTAGGTGCGTCTTGATTGAGATAGTTGTCCTCAAGCATTCTGTAAATAGGATTAATGTCGCTCTCATAAAGTTTTTTATTGCTGTGAATAGCAAGTTCTTTACGAAGTTCTTTGATGTTTTTACAAGTTACTCTTGATAGAGGTTTACCATAGATGGATTTGTATTTTCCTCTTTGGTCTTCGTAGTAAAAAATATGTCTTGGATTGTATTCTCGATAGTGGCGTTTGCCTTTTTCATCACGTTCAACAACGTTAATGGTGTCTTGCCCTCGGTCATAGAAAGCGTCTACGTAACTCATGTTTTCTCCTGTATGTCACTTTTGGCTGACAAGTACCTAATAAGCAGTTTATGGCCTGCGGTTACCTTCTTCATTAATACTTATCTTTCTCATTATAGTGAGTATAGCAAACCGGCTGCTCCAACTACACACAACACAAGGTTGGTTACAATTAGTGCAGGCTCGTTCCACATACAACTGACAATTAACCAAATGAAACTACCAATGACCAATATAACAGGCCCTGCAGGATAAAACCCTAAAGCATTAATTCCTGTACCAATTATAAGAATAACGGTAGCAGTCCATTTTAAGAATGTGTCTGAATTTAATATCATACATGTATTATATGATATTTGCGACTAGATGTCAAGTATTAAATAATATTAATTGCAATAAGATAGCCAAACACGTTAACACATGCAAAGTATCCTGTAAGTAGCATAACCCATGCAGCACCACGTCTTACTGAAGCATAGCACTGTGTTATACTACCTACAAAGAAAAATGGGTATATAAACGCCATGTTAGGATCTCTTGCATTTAGTGCCAATGATAAACTGGCTGTCACGGTAAAGATAAAACTAATTAGCTCAAAGCCAAATGCTGTTTTGTCAGACGTATAACTGTCTATCCAAAAGTTTCTAATCTTTTCCAATTACTCACCCCCGGTGTTACCAGCAGGTAGATTGTTAGTGATACCTAAGATTCCTTCGATGTCTTCCCACTCTTCTAAGTGTTTAGCCCAATCGTCTTTGTGTGCAATTTTAATTGCTTTGTTAATTACTGATGGTTTAATCTGTAGTTCTTCTGCTACTGCTTTCACAGTATCTTTAAGACCTTCATTAAGATCCTCTACTTCACGTAGAACATTTGATCCTTCTTTGATTAATCTCTCTAGTTTAGCCTTCTCTTCTGGCCCGTACATTTTTGACATAAATTATTCTCCTGGTTGAAGTACTATTATATAGTCATAAAAAAAGCCAGTCAAGTTAATAACTGGCTTTAGTTTAATTTTGGTTAATTCTTTTTACTTATTCTGCATTACAATCACAATGCTTACAAGTCGGTTTACAAGTACAGTCTGCTGCTTTTACATCTGCACCGCAGCAATCATCTGAACACATCTTGCCTTCACTTAGTCCTTTTTTTTTGACTCAGTAAGTCCGTCTTCGTCCATAACGTCATACATTTCAAAACGTCCACCGTTACGCTCGTAAATCAATCCTGCAAAAATTTCTGCTTTGTTTGACTCTTCAACTTTTGAAGTAGCAACTCTTTGAGCCCAGTTCCAAAGTGTTTCGTCAACTGGATCAATTTGCTGTTGTCCACCGCTTTCTTTTACAAGTTTTAGCATTTCAACAAATGACATGTTTGAAGGATCTTTAATAACTTCAACTGACTCGTTAACTGACTCGTTAGTTTTCTTTGCTTTAACTTCAGACATACATGCTTCGCACATCTCTTTTAATTTCTTTTGATCACAGTTTGGATACTTCTTGCAAATTTCATTTACTTTCATACCTTTACTGCACATCATTAAAATGTCTTTCTTCTTAGGCATTTTTTCTGCTGTAATTACTTCTGCAGCTTCTTCAACTGATTCTTTCTTTTTGCCAAAGAATTTCTTTTGCTTATCTGACATTTCTTTTTTGCCTGACTTCTTGCCGCCTTTAGCATCTTTAGCAGCTTTCTTCATAGGCTCTTTCTTGTCACCGTCTTTGTCTAAGTCTAAAAAGTCTGGCTTACCTGCTTCAGCAACCATATCATCAAACTTAGCTCTAAATGACTCTTCTTTCTTTTTAGATGCTTGGAACTCTTTTGATGCATCAACGTACTCGTTGCCTTTTAAACTTTCAACATCTTTGTTGTGAGTTTTCTTTAACCAACGTGCAAATTCTGTATCTTTGTCTTTTTCGGATAGCTCTTCGTTTACAGTTTTTTCTACTTCAGATTCTTTAACTTCTTTGGACTTAGAATCTTTTTCAACTTTTGCATCTTCTTTGGCTTTTTTCTTTTTAGGTTTAGCAGCACCGTGTTCTTCTAGTGTAACAATTTCCATATCTGCTGCTGGAACTTTTCTTTCTACACCGTGTTTAAATTGTACATCGTACCATTCAACATTACCGTTATCATCTGGAATAGCATGACTTTCGTAAACTGGTTTACCTTTACCATATATTGGATGGTTAACAGTTGTTGCACAGTCGTGGTCTTTTGAATGGCAAAGTTCTCTAACTTCGTCATCGGTGTAACCTTCAAATGTAACTACTTTTGGTTTATAATCAACACCTGCTACTCTTGCTATACTTTCTAGAGTACCGTCAAATGTATTTGAATTTTTTGATTCCTCTTTTGGAATTATGTTTAATATA